TGCAAAGTCGCATTCGCCGGAATAGCGTTATACGAAATTACAAACTTGAGAATGGCCTGCTCTACGGTCTTCGAGGATTCCGCTGACGTATCAAATCGCATCAACGCATTCTTCGTCGATGCCCCCGTAAACACTTCCATCTCATACGAGATCGGAGCCACGGTCGTCGGCGTCGCCGAACTCAAATACGTATCGGCTTCGCAGTCGTACTCCTTCGTCCTTGAAGCCTCCACATAAAACAGCGACGGTGTTCGTCCTTCCAAGAAGCAATACACAAACTTCCCAAACACCTGCACATCAAACTGGCCCGTCGAAACCACCGCGTCCATCACCTTGAAACAGGTGGTCCACGTTCGATTCACGGAGTCCCAGTAATCCACAAAGACATCACACGTCGTCGTAGTACCACGGGTCGCTCGGTACACAAACCCGTACCCGTAATCCTCACTGCCGATCCGGAAGTCAATCGCCTTCACATCCAAGACGCGACTCGCAAACGAGTGCCCCGACTGATTCTTCAACTGGTTCAGCGTGTACGCCAACTTGAAACCCGGAAACGGTTTCAGTCCGCCTTCGCTGCGCCCGTCCACGCCCGTGAGTTCACTGGAATAACCCCGCTGAACCCCCGGCTTCTCAAGCCGCTTGTCCAACGTGGTCTCCATCACCGGATACGCCCAATCAGTCTTCATGTCGGCCATAGGTCACCCATCCTTAGTATCGACAGGCCAACGCCCCAATGGGCACGTCGCCTTCGGCATAGTTGCCTTCACCGTAAGTTCCGATCTGCTTCCCCCCTGCTTACAGCCGCACTTTGTACACCAGCCGAGTTGCCCCCCACTGGCTCCTTGGGTATTGAGGGCTGGGCAGATCCGGCAAGCGTTGAGCCGAGCTTCGAGCGCAGTGCCCCCCACTGGTCCCTCGACCACTTTGCTGAGCTCCGCTTGGGCCCAGCTTACGGCTTTACGCAGCAGGCTCGGCTTAGGAGGCTCAGGCACAGACACCTGAATCAGTGGGGGGTCATCAGATACGCGGTGCACACAAGCCTGAAAGCAAACGCCCTCTGACGGTCTGGGGCCGTAGAGTTCGCGGCCTTTCGGGCTAGTGCACTCAGAACCGTTGTGGTGCAGGCATCTCATATGTACCGCCAGAATCCTGGGCGCGCCCCAATCAAGACCGAAAAACACGGATCTCCTGCGTCTCCGTCGTAACTAGGTCCGCAAGGATCACATGGATCGTAACCCTCTGGATAATTGAGACTTTGGAAAGACCAATTGGCAGTTCCAAGTCCTCCGCCGACTAAACAATTAGGACGTGGATCTTGGCCCCCGAACTCTTCCATGAAAGCCAAAGCGAAAGGACCGTAAATCCCACTGTCCGTATCTGTGCATGGAAGACAGGATGAAATAGTTGGAGATGTACATTCAACTTCTGTGCCAAGCGGATTTCCACACCGCGCATCCATTTGAAAGCAGTAGCCCAAGAAAGCGGCATCTGAATTGGCAATCGTGTTCAAAGGTTCATAGTTTGAAACGAAGGGTATTGATGCACCTCGGCAATACGCGCCATACGGCGGATTGGTAAAGCTAAAGGTACATGGGCAGTAAGGACCACCACCCCCACCAATTGGTGGAGTAGGACAAGCCTCAATGCTGCCTTGCATCGGGAATCCACAGATCGACAGCCGATGAATCCAAGCTTCCGCGGTACTTGGGGTGAAACCGTTACAAGCTGGACCTGTTGGCACACCGGCAGCCGATGCTCGAATGATGTCCAAACAGAATGGTGTCACCGCAATACCTGTGTACGTATTGGTGACCACAAGAACAACTTCTTGGTTCTCACCGCAGGCGGGAGTAATGATCGTAGGGCAGGGTTGGGTACTGGCGTCACAGAAAGATGAGTAGCAAGAGACTGTCAAAGTCCACGAGACCTGCATATACCCAGTTGCGCGATAACAGCAACAACTACAAACACTTCCTGGATTGCAACAACCCTCGCGAAGTTCAACAACTGCAGGAGCTACTTGACTGTATGAGACTGTCAAGGTTCGTTCTATGTAGCCAACCTCTGGGGGTTCTTGTACTCCTTGATTACAACGGCAACTGTTTTGGAACGAGAACTCGTAAGCACCGCCGATATCGGTCACCAAGTAAGTGGAACCCATCCATTTAGGGCAACCACCGATTTGGTCCGGTGTACAGCAACATGCAGCGCCAAGGATCCCGTTACTCATCGCAAGTCACCTGCAATGGGTTTTCCATGTGGAACCACGGCTTGCCTTCTTCGTCGAGATACATCGGCACAATGGCGTTGTTAGGGATGCGCTTCCGAACAATCGTTGATCCGGAGGGTACTGTGTTTCCGCCGGAGTCCGGAATTGAACACTCGTACACGTTGTAGGCTTTGTCCCCCGAAAGCGCATAAGAGCGGGCTGTCGCTGTGGACGATGGGGCCAACAACTCAATCCATGTGTACTCCCAGTACTTTCCGACACAAGTTCCACCCGTAAGACCAGTTTCAGAAATCACATTCAAAATCTTGGCTTTGAAGATCGTGTGCGTTGTTCCGTGATTGCATTCACAGCAGTCCTCACATTCACCGCCGCCGCCACCACCCCCACCACCCGGCAAGCAACCTCCGGCAAGACACTCATCAATTCCGAGGTAAATGCCGTTCGGGTCTTGCAAGCAAGTGCCGTCAACACACGAATAACGGATCCGTTCTTCTGGACCAATTGCAGGAACAGACTCAGGATTTGCAGTTCCAGAAGTCGGAGGGTTGTTCACAATGTTGAAGAAGTTGATCGGCCCAGCACCTGTGCCAGAGCCGTCACTTCCAAAGCCCATGAATGATGAAACCGCCGATGGCCCTACTTGACCTGGAACGTCGCCCGAGGCTGTGTACGGAACCGAATCTACAAAGCGTAGACCCGATGAAATCGTGTTGATCTGAAAGCCTTGGCTGATACGGCCCATGTATGGAGCCGAGAAGCCAGGAACAATTTGATCGAATTCACGACCTGCAATGTTGAACAAGTCTTCGTTGGACATCAGAACACAAAGAGGTTCATGTTGTCGACTGTTCCGCCTGTGAACCTTTTTCCAGCGCGGGAGTTCATGTTGCCAAGAGTGTCATGCGCCGTCTTGATGGCTTGTCGATACGCAAACGCCAGCGATTGCTGATGAGCCTGCGAAATCTTTCGGCCTACACCTGCCCGAATAGCCGCACTCAAAGAAACCGCATCAACCATTGGTTCCATCGTGAACGGAATCACTTCGTAGTTGTAGGTTCCTGCAGGGTTGGTCGCAGCAGTTCTCAAAGTCGCAACTCGTGTAGTCGCGTTGTACGCCGAGATCACACACTCATCAACAACATTTGCGCCAAAGATCCGTAGGTAACAACCCACGTAAGCATTCTCTCGTTTATCAAGAGAGCCAATGGTCACGGTTGTATCAAGGGTGAAAGTGCCGTTTGCGTTCAGTGTGCCCCCAGCATTGGCGTCGTAATGGGCCCCTACATCTCCAGAAGGCACATACAGAATCGTGTAAGTCTTGGCTTCGGTTGGGTAGGGCTTGAACGAAATGGTGTTCCCCTCAAGAGACCAACCAGGACCGTACACATTGAACTCACTGCGGGGATGGTAGTCCTCAATGAAGTTGCCGGTACTGGTGTTGACGACTCCGACCCGCAGAACCTGCCGGACAATCGGAGGCAACTTGTAGTACTGAGTTCCAGAAGCAACACTCAAGGTCATCGGTACAACAATCTGAGCGTCGGACATCATCGACACACGGCTGATCACATCTGTCATACCGCTCGACATAAAGAACCGAACCAGATAATTGTCGTCGTACTTGGCGTCCAGATCTGGATCATCAAGGTAATGACGGACCTTCTCGCAATATGTCTTGATGATGGATCCTGTTGAGTGCATGGTTCAACCTGTAGAAATGATCTTGTCGTTCATGGCCCAGCGTAGAAGCTCCCGCATCTGATCCAGTTCGGGGCCGTCGTCTGGTACGTCTTCAAGACTCAGATTGTCGGCGGCTTCGTCCAACTTCCGTTTCCGAAGCACCTTCTCCATCTCATCAAGGACATTCTTGCGTTCAACCAACGCCAACTGACGCTCGCTGATTCGGTTGAGTCGATTACGGCGCATCTCATCAACCATGTCGCCCTCCGGTTTGCAGCGCCACATCAACCACTCCATGTCCGGCAAGTCCGGAGGGTTCTGACCCGGAGGAGCCGAGAACAAACAGATCTCCGTAGCGGCCGCGATCCCCTGACCAAACGTCTTGGGCTTCACAGTCCACTGGGCCAACCCGAACTTTCCGGTCTTTCGATGTCGGTATACGAACAGGGTGGGCAAACCTGTCTTTCGCTGCAAAGCCTCTAACCAAGGACACGGAGGAACCAGTTCGACTTTTTCGGGGGTCATCTCCGTACCAAGCATCAGTGCTGCAGTGATCTCGTCGTCCGACATCGTCATGCTGCTCTCCAAAGAATAGGGGCCACCCCATTTACGAGGTGGCCCCATTGTACCGTGCTATCGGTTCAGAATCACATGTAGACGCGGTCTTCAGTGATGCCCGTGAGCTTCATGCCGTTGACCTGATCAGGCACGAGCTGCATGCGGATGCGGCCCGGCATCTGGCTTGCCTGCGTGACCATGGTCTGGTTGCTCACGGTCTGGTAGATCGGGAGCTGGTTGGTCGAGGTACCCGTGATGGCGCCCGCGACGAACTCGAACGGAACATAAGCGTCCGCCTGGCTCATCTTGGACATGCCCGCCGGGCTTGGCGGAACGTACTTCTTCCAGTTCTTGCCACCGAGCTTGATGCCGTACAAGGTGCCAGCCTCGACAAACCGCGAGGTGTAACCCTTGTAGGTGTGGCCCTCGAAGCTAAACGAGAAGCCTTCCTGCTGACCCTCGTTCGTGATTGACGCGACCCGGTTGGTGCGGTCGATCCGGTACTGGCCGATCTTCTGCGACTCGTAGGCGCTCCACACACCCTCAGACGCGACGAGCGTGTCGATAGTGTGACCGAGCGGCTCGAACGCCGAGTGAACGCGCTGGAGATAACGCTTCAGGTTGTACTCGGTCAGGACTCCGTTGACCGCGTACTTGAAGCTCTTGAACTCAGGACGCTCCGTCACGTCGATGAAGTCCGTCGAGTCCGCCTCGGTGCCGAGGAGCTTGTTTTGGTTGCCGCCTTCGGTGCCTGCCTTGAGCCAGCTGTTGATACCAGCGATGCCCGTGTAGGCCGTTCCACCCGCGTTGTTCACGAGGTGGCTGTTCGCGTACACCACGTCGCAGTTGTTGTTGAGCTCGTTGATGGCCGAGATCGTGCCCGCCGTGGTCGAATCGTTGCGGAAGGTTCCGACCGGGTCGTACGGAGCGATGAGCACAACCTTGTTGGTCAGCGGATCCACGTTCTCAACCACAAGCTGCAGACGGCTTGTACGGGTGGATTCGCTAAGAGTCAGAGTCGTGCTAACAAGCTGATCTTCACTGTCGTTGAGGCGCATACCCGTGACGGCACCCGACGCTGCGCCGGAGTTCCAGAGCAGGTCGACGCGCTGACCACGGCTAAAGCGGTGGACCGCGTAGTTGTTCGGCTCGAACGTGATGCGGTAGGTCGTACCGGAGACCACAGCCGAGGTGGCGTTGGTCACGGTGCAGAGCTTGTACGACTCGTTCTGCGAGAGGTACCAGTAGTTGCACAGGGTGTGCGCCATGTTGCGGGCGAACGCCGTGAGCTTCGGAGCCACGACCTGATCGATGAGCGCCGGAGTCGCGTCGGCCTGCTTCTCACCGAGGGTGATCATCAGGTTGGTGACGAGCGACCGCATCGGGATCGCAAGGCGGTACGCCGTTGCGTTCGGTCCATCAAGCGGACTCGGATACGCCTGGGTGGCCTGCTGAGTGTGCATCAGCGGACCAAGGGCAGTAGTGCTGTCACCGTACAGATCCTTGTCGCCGAATCCCTGGCCTGCTTCGATCACGCCCGTGAGGCTGCCCATGAAGAGCTTCGTGATCTTGAGGTCGCGGCCGAGGTCACCGGAGTTGCCGATGCCCTGGCTGGTAACGACGTTGTCGCGCCACACCGGATCAAGTCCGGCAAGGAAGACGCGCATTGACTTGTTGAGAACTTCTTGAATGCGATTTGACTGACGGTCGAAGATCGACCCAGTTGTTGCGAAAGGCATGACTTATTCCTTTATCAGATTGCGGATTCACCAGGAGACGATGCCAGTGCCCGCTTGATCGTATCGCTTGCGAAACTCTTCACCTGCGACTCAATGTCACTCAGCGAAGAACCCGGACGATACTCAGGCTCAGGAACTGGCTTACTGCGCAAGATTTCTTGCGCGTCCAACCCGGTGACCGTTTCCGACGAACGACCCAAACGGTCAATGTCGCCGATTACCGACCGGAAAGTACCTACGACAGGATCAACTGCTTTTTCAACCTCTTCGGACATCCATGAGTCCTCAAAGGTTCCTGCCGAAGCGCGGCGGGTTTGCATGCGTTCAAGAGCCCGTTGTTCCAACTGGCCCCTCAAGGTTTGCCGGGCCTGTTGAAGACCCTCATCACCTCGCACTTCCTGTGCGCTCTTCAGAAGTTTCTGAAAGTCTGGATTCTTTTCCAATACCCGATCTAACTGAGCATCCAAGTTTTGACGTAGTTCCCGAACTCGCATCTTGTGAAGTTCAGCGCGTTGCGTCTCAAGCTCTTGGCGAAGAATATCTGCGTCTTGATCGTTGCTCATATCGTCCTCTGTGTTCCCCCCACTGATATCGGCGTCATCTTCAAGATCTGGCAGGTCGATCTCTTCGATCTCGTCTTCATCGGGGTCGTATGTTGGTTCGTCCGTTGGTTCTTCCTGGGTCACTCTGGAACGCACGGCGTTCAGATACTGGTCGATTTGATCATCCTCATAGCCGAGATCCGCCAAGATGTTTCGAGTCGCGGACTCACGATCTTCGTGGGTCACGTCCGCGCGAAACAACGTGCCGACCTGCTTCAAGTCTTCTTGAAGCGTGTCGTTGATCTCAATGGCTTCCGCAAGATCCTTACGGCTCTGAATAAGATCGGCAATCGACACCTCGGTGCCATCATCCAAAGTGATCCGCATCTGTGGGTCAATGTCCATTTATGCCCTTTGCATCATCGGTGCCATCGGTTGTTGTGGCCCAGCGGCTCCTTGCTGAAGCCCTTGCATCTGAGCCATCTGCTGATCTAACTTCCCAAGCATAGCCATATCGTCAGGATTGGGAAGGGCGTTCGGAAGTACCAAGCCCATAAAGCCCATCAAAGTCTTGTGGTACTCAATGAAAGCGTTCTGTACCTCGGCCGAAGACACAGCCATCGTCGGACTTGCCATGAACGAATTCAATACCCGAATCTGCATCTCTGGTTTCGTGGTCTGAGGGGTCAACACAACTTGGCCCGGCGTCTTTCCGTCACCAAACAACAACAAACAGTTGCGGACTACAGACTCGTAGGCACTCTGATGCTCGTCACTCCATAGCGCAAAGTCAAGGCCCTCCTTCAATGCAAACAACATGAAGGTGTCCTGATCCAACTGGAACTGCTGTTGCATCTGAAGTGCTTCTTGCTTCCGTGCAACCTTGCTCCTCGGATTGATGTCCTTGATCTTGAACGACAACTGCCCAAGCGACGGCAACGGATTCTGCTCAAAGCTCACCGCCATCGACTCAGGGTCCACAACCACACCGGCCAGATCCAGCGTCAACTGATCTACCGTGAACGTCTTCGGGCTGAACACAACCTCCCGAACCGTGCCCGCCAACACCGCTCGGTAACAGTCACCCCACGCCTGCTGAACACCGGCGGTCGGCGTATTCATTGCCCGATTCACTTGCTCATCCAAGAACTGCAAGCCGGTCGCCGAGTCCACTCGGCCCTTCTCCGCAATCAAATCACGGATCGGGTTCAAACGGTCAATCTGCTGAACCGCGAACGCACTCACACGCCCAGGCACGTCGCCAGAGTTGTACGGCGTAATGTTGAACGGACGGAAACCCTCACTGATCGGATCCGGCTCCCACGGGAACACCCGCAAGCCCTGACCGACGTCTCGCAACATCGTGTTCGCGTTGAACGAACCGTGCGGCAACACCAGCACACCGTACTTGTCGATGTCCCGAATGTTGTTGAACAGCGACTTCTGTAGACGCTCGGCTTCGCGGCACAATGGGAACAACAGGTCGAAGACTCCGGCGCCGTGGAACGAGCCGTTCTCCATGAACCTCGCAAACCCAATCGGACAATAAACCTCTCGGCCCTCAAGATCCTCATCATGGATCACGTACTCGCCGCTTGTCACAACGTACCGAGTCACCGTGTCCCGAGGACCCTTCAGCCACAACTCACGAACACGAACGACCTGCATTGCGTCAGCCTGCGGATCATGCCCAACAACCTTCTGATCCGAATACACCACCTGTGACCCCAACGTGTACTCGTTCGCATTCTGTTGCTCAAAGGTCTCGCCCGGCTTGATCGTATAGAACTCCATCCGTTCTTTGTTTCGAGCCACCTTCGGACCGAAAGCATCCTTCAGGAACTCCATCGACACCATCCGTTGACGCAACAGACCACGCTGTTTGGTGTAGTCCGCATTCAACGACGGAAACGGAAACAACTCCATCGGATGCACAACTTCAAGATCGGCCGTCAACCCAATCGTTGGATGATTCACCATGTGACCTGTGATGCCGCACGAACCCAACAGCGTGAACAAATGGTTGAACTGTGGGACCACCCGATTCAACTGGTGTTCCGAAACCACCTGGTCCAACATGATCTGCGCAATCGACCGTTGCCGAATCGAACTCAAAGACGATCCAACCCGTTGCACCAACGGCCTAAAGTCCAAGCCGCTCAAACGACCCGAGATCTTGTCGACCGCACTCAACAACTCGCTCGACTGAAAGTCCAGCCGATCTTGTTCATCCAAATACGAGTACCGAACAGTACCGCTCTCCGGATCAAACACATCAAACTGCCGGGCCCCCATCAGGTAGTACAACGCCACCAGCCACGTCGCCCTCCGGTACGCCAACCGGTTGGTCTCCCGTTCGCAGTGTTCGTCGATGATCCGAGCCAGAGCCATCGGATCCTTGGTCAACTTGATCGGATCGTTTGCCATTCTTTACCTGCGCTTTCCGGGCCGCAAAGCCGCCTGGGACCATCTGCATTTGATTTCGTACTTGAGAATACTGCACCACTGTTTCCTTCGCCGGTACATCGGCAGCGTAGGGTGTCCCCCCACTGGTAACAGAGGGGTGACGAGGACCGTTGCCAAAGTAACTGAGGCACAAGATCCCCATCCAAGCATCGGAGATTGTGACCTCCGGATCCGCTTTTCTAGCCAGTGGGGGGTCCTTCTCTGCAGATCCACCGAAGTACCAACGAGACATGGCCTCGAAAAGGGACAGCGGGATCCGCGATTCAGATCTTGGTCCGGCCGGTCGGTCTTGGATTTGGGGTTCGTGCATCTAGGATCTCGTTCACTTGTTCTGCGGTCAGCTGATTGATGTCGAGGCCTTCACCAATGTGGAAACCGTTCTCGACGAAGTCTCCGTCTCTTAGGCGTTCAAAGAGAGTCTTGTTGGCTGCAGCAGGGCCAGCCTTTGAGAGACGACCACGAAGCACAAACTGGGACATAGAGACCGCGTCAAGGCAGTCGTCTTTCTCCAAGCCGCCGTCCTGAGCTTCTGGGTTGAAGGATTCGATCTGATCGAAAAGGTAACGCCATGGGGTTTGATCTCGACGCCACATCGGCAACTTCAATTTGCCGTGCTCAAATCGGAACTGAAGACCAGCGATCTTGTCCTGTTTCTCAGAAACACCGGGATTCAACTTGGTGATCTTGGGCAGATGCTCCACTCCCGCCATGTCATTGGCGCGAGTTGAAACGATGGACTGCAATGCGTTGTAAAGGGAGACGCCTTGACGAATCGATTCGGGGTGGACGGTTGGACAACGCCAACGGTCGGCCATCTCAAAGATCGCCCTCACCAACTCAGACTCTTGGCCTTGGCGGGCCCAGAGATCCAAAACGAACAAGTCGTTCTGAGGAGTGACGGCCATCAGACAGCAGACCTTGAAGTCCGAGTCTTTGCCGGAGGTGTGCGAAGTATCGGCTGTCATAAAGATGCGGGCGTACCCCCGAAGAAATTCGGGCAACAACATCTTTTGAAGCGTGACAGATTGATCTCGGCGCTCGTGCCAGCAGATGTACGTCGATGTTTCAAGCGGGCGATCCAGCCGGTCATCAATCTCTTCAAACCACCAACTGTGCTTGATGTCATCAAGTTCCCCAAAGAAAGCACCTTCACCGTCGCCAGGGGACGCCAGATACTCGGAGGCAAAGTTGCTGGCCCCGATTGTTTCGCGGATCTCTTCCAACGACAAGGCTTCTTTGAAACGCGGTCTTGTGGTCGCCAACTGAAGCCGTTCTTTACGGGTTGTCGGCCACATGTCCGGCCAACACGAACTCATCACGCCATCTTCTTCAATAGCCGCCGGAATGATCAACCGAGCCCAACGATTGAACCGAGGATCCTTGGCCCGTTGGCCTTCAGGGGTCTCCTCTAGTTGCATTGCATGCCACAAGTAGTGTCGCTTCGACACAAAGGTTCCAACCCAATCGACACCAGTGTCCGGTCGCGTGACCATCGGGATCACGATTTTGAAGAGCAACTCAGACATGTAGGCGCGAAGCACCGACATCGGGGTGGAACTCTTAGGGTCGTACTCAGGGTCGTCTAGCCGGTAGCGACGAGGGCGACCGCCGCGCTGCTTCGACGAGGCACTCAAGAGACGGAGCCACGATCCATTGTTGAGGATCATGTGCTCCGTACTGAACGAACCCTCACCGCGACGAGGAACGATGCGGCCGTCAAACTCGGGCGCAAAGTCATCGTGAAGCCGCTGATTGTTGATCAGCTGGCGCTTCAGACGTTCACCGACTTCGCGGGCGTTCGGATGCGTCGACGTTGCATAAACGAATGAATATGCAGGCCGCGTGATCAACCGAAGCAGCATGTCCTTACAGTTGAGGTACGACTTCGCCGATCCACGAGGCGCAACAGCCGCCGTCAATCGGTACGCAGCCCACTGTCGCAGCAGAACCCAGTGAAAGTCTGGTGTCTCCAACGGCGTGTCGTCGTAGAACAACGGATTGAAGTCGGCGTCTTCGTCGGGCCAAAGGTAGTAGCGGTCAAACCACCACACAGAAGACACCAAGTTGTCGCCTCTTGCAACAAGATCGTCCTCGTGCAATAACCACTGACGACAGGCATTGACACGGGCTTGCCGCTGACCATCAGCGGTCAACGAGTCGTAGTCCGCAGGCAACGGATAACTGTCGTTACCTTCCGCACGAGTTGGGATCCGCTTGATTTCCATCGGGCCTCAAGCGTCCGGACCAACACGGCCATCCGTGTAAAGTTTGGCCGCAGCCAAGTGCGCAAGAGCTGCCAACAACATGGTTGGGTTGTTTGTTGCCGGAGACTGAAACGCAATTCGAGACGCAACCTCTGCCCACTTGTAGTTGAGTTTCCCTGCGGGGCCACACAACTCTGCGCGAATCTTTGCGCCAAAGGTGTCTGCGGATCCAATCACACGATCAATGTCGAAGACCCCCAGATCTTCAATCACGAGAGCACCCCAACGAGCGAAATCAAGATTCGTTAGGCGAACCAGTACTTCGTTCAGTTTCTCCACCGGCTGCGGAAGGGGGTAATACCCGAGAGGCAATTCTTGATTTGCCTGGGAGGGGAAGTCCTCGGACTTGAGAGAGGAGGCGGGACTCGGAGCGGGTTTGTTCGATAAGGGTTCCATCTTCTTCATGGGAAATCATTCTAACCGATCCCGTCGAAATCATCCCATTTACTTCTGCAACTTCTCGTACACGCCTGTTCAATCTTTGAAGTGCGGCAAGTCTCGTGTTGTCTTCGAGGGAGTTGCGAGCGATATCGATGTACATCGACACTTCTTCCTCGACGTCGAAACCTGAACGCTGAATCGCGGCCGCAACCCCGTCAATCGAAAACATGGCGCGGATCACATCTTCGCCGTTCTCAATGATCTCTTTGGGTTTCTTTTTCATGCGGCCTCCTGGGACCCCCCACTGGACATCATGGCTGCACCCAAGATTCCGGCTAAGGCCAATACGGCCAATGGGTTTCGGATGTTTCGGCCCATCTTCTTGCCTTCCGATTTCATCACCTCGGACCAGCGTTCAACGTCCTTTTCCGAAACCAACTGGGTTTTCTCGGCAACCCTCGTCAATCTTGTTTTGGAAGGGCCACGGCCTTCCGCACGACGAGCTTCAAAAGTTCCTGCAGCCTCCGCAACAACTGCTTCCGCTGCTGCATCTCCGTGCGCCAATCGCAACTCACGAGTCAACCGTTTGATTCGGTCGGCAGGTTCCAACCGGTCCAGTTGAACGCCGGTGTCTCGGATCAGTTGAGCTACTTCGGCGGCGGACAAACGTTCACGCATCGCTTTCAATACCCGCTCGTACTGTTGTTGACCCGACAAGGATCTAAACTCTGCGGAAGCAGCAGCCCGAGCATCGGAGAGTGTGATTGCACGGATGTCTTTCTGTGCGGTCTTGCGAGCGATCTCCGCGCCTAAAGTTCCTGTAGGCATCGGCTGCAGCGGTACTGCTTGGATATCGCGGTCAATACGGCCACCGATAGATGGCCACAACAACCTCGCATACATGTTGACCGCGTCAGCCAACAAAGGCCCACGAACCGGTCGACCCTTTGCAGACAAGATCGCCAGTTCGCTGTGTAGCCGTTCAATCGAACGACCTCTTGCAAGAGGGCCTGCACCTTTCCGCAACACATCACGACCACGCACCGTGAACTCCGCAGACTCAGGAAGAGTACCCGCGCTTTCGGCCAAGATCGCCGTTCGCATAAGCGCCCGCACAGTCGGAGAAGCCAACTTGGAACCAGCAGCGGTCCCGAGTTCAATACGCATCCGGTACGGCGTATCTGGGCCACTCAACATCGGCAGAACACGAGCAACCCGCTCAATCTCTTTTTCTACGGCGCCGTACTTTCCGGATGACTCAGCCGCCGCAATCGCTTTTTGGATTTCGTTCAAGAAGTCCTTCTGCGTTCGGTCGTTTTCAAACACCGGAAACACACGGCTCTTTTCAAACGGGAGATCCCGCAAGAGACGTGCTTCAAAAAAGGGCTCGACCGTGTTACCGATCGGAGCCCGTTGAAACCCAAAGGTTTCTGTGAAAGGGTGGCGGAAGATTCCCGCCAGTGCTTCTTCTAGTAAGGCCCCAGTTTTCTTTCCCGCAGCGGACATGTTTCCCATGTCCTGAAGCAATTCTGCTTGTCCGGGATACGGACGTTGCGGAACAGGAACATCACGACGAGGTCTTCCTAACTGGACACCAGACGACAAACCTTCTGCTGCGGCCATAGGGTCACCGAATCCAATGGACGCGAGACTCTCTGCATCAAGAAGGTTTTGTCGGATGGCCATGTTCAGCCGCCTTTGCCGCCGCCGCCCGCTTGAAGACCTTCAGAACCACGGCTTCGAGAACCAGCCGAGATGTTGATGGCTCGACCCTTCATCGAACGCTTCGTAGAAACAGCCTTGACTTTGGAGGATGTTGCCTTCTTCTTTGCAGCCATTAGACCTTACCGCCTTTCGCACGAGGTGCCATGATTGAACCCATCTTCTTCTTTGCAGCAGACTTTGTGGCTTTGCGAGCCGCAGCTTTACCCTTTGCTGTGTAGGGGAAAGACTTTCCGTTGACCTTGGGCATCCCAAGCTCCTTACTTAGGCTGAAGCGCAGACGGCAGAAGAATGGAAAGCTTCAGCATGATTCCTTTTTCTTCTTCTTCGTGATCACACGAACAACCTTCTTCTTCGTCGTCCTCTTCTGGCTCTTCGCCATTGGAGTACTTCGATTTTTTAGAGGGCTTGCCAAGTGTAGCAGGTGGTAGCATCGGTCGCTTAGCCATGGTCAACTCCGAAACTTTTTGGTCTTCTGCGCAATAGCTTCAGGTTGCTTCACAAACTGCTTGCCTTGTGCGCGACCCTTTCACTTCATTCGCTTTCGGATCTCTTCGATCTTCTTCTTGGCCGACTTGCGCTTCTTGGCCAACATTGGCTTCAGCGGATCCCGAGCAGGTGTATTCGCCTCTTCGTGGGCCTTCAGGCGGTCGTAGCGTCCGTGGATGTTTGGCATGTCAGCAGTTCCAGGCCCGGAGGCTCTTGTTGATGCGGGAGTTCGGATCGTTCGCGGTCTTCGCGCTCGTTAGGCGCTTCTTCATCCCCTTCATCCGAGCGCAGAAGCTGTTGCGCCTCTTGCCGCCTTCGGGCTGCGGACGCTTCAGGTTGCCTCCGGTGGCCCGGTTGTAGGCATCCCGTCCGGCCTCGCTCAGGCCGCCCTCGGGATCCTTGTGGACCGCCTTGAAGTTGAAGCGCTTCTTCTTCGCCGCCATCACGAACCTCCCTCTCTCTGCAGCTTCGTCAGCAGCCTATAACGCTGCTTGTATGGCATAGGGCTAATGAGATCTCTCAAGCTTGGCAGAGAATCTGTTGGGGGCATGAGATCAAGAATCTCTCGTTCTTCGTCAGTCAGCTTCTTTGCTTTTTGACCACTTATGGCGAGTGTCTGTTCCCAGTTTCGTCGTTCCTCTTGAACGATCTCTTTCGCCCTGTTGGCCTCTCTTTTTGGAAGCTTTCTTTTTGAGCCGTGCAGAGTAGGTATGAACCCGGGATTCTGGAATGTACGGGCATGCTTCTCGCCCAGCTCAGGAGGACGTCTTCCTCCAGGCTTTCCTGAAGCTGCAACGAGCGCTCTATCGAGCTCAGTCATGGAAGCAGCACGTCTTTCCAATCCCCGCTTTTTCTTGACGTAGTCAAGCATCCGATCATGCACTTCCTTGGGGACCACTACCTTCCCCTTCGGGACCGGACTTCCAGTCGTTTTTTCGTACAGCTCTCTATATGAATCCCTGTACTGGGAGAAGTGCTCTGCAGCAGAACTCATCCTCAACTGGGCGTTGGATGGCCTTACCTTTTTCGATATCCTTCGTCTCTTACTGTCTTCACGTGGAAGAGAAAGCCCCTTGCCTACTCTTCGCAGAAGGTCGGTAAACGTCTTTTCTGCGATGAGCAGGTACTTAGCCATGTCACTTGCTCCGCTTCTTGGGCGCCTTCTTCGGGAGCGACTTCATGTTCTTGGTTTCAGCCGCCCACTTCTTGGCGGTCTTCGGCATCGTCGCGAACATGAACTTCTGCTGGGCCTTCGACTTAAACGGCATGTTCTGCTCCTAGAAGGTGTCTTCCTCAAAGATCGCGTCGAGAGATTCTGCGTCCAGTACGAGCTGCACTGCGCTCTTCAGCTCGGTTGAACGCAAGCATGTCCTCTTCTTCAGAACGGTAAACCTTCTTCGGCTCCATGTTTCCCTTACCTCTAGGCATGAACGTTGTCGTAGTGCGACCCTCGGTCTTGCTCTTAAAGGCCTTCTTGCCTCGGAGCGCCCGGATTTCATCTACAGCCCCTATAACTCCAGGCATACCTTCAAACTCGCCCTTGCGAGTAAGTCGCACACCTTCTCCAAGACCTGTGGCGCGACTTAGGTTCTTGAAATCATTTCTCAGGAGAAGGACGCGGCCTTTGGCGTTGGCTTCTTTCTGAGCTTTGTAACTAACTTTTCCATAGCCGGGCTGGGAGCTTTGATGGATGTCTTCCGCAAGGTTTAAGGCTCCGGCCTTCTTAGCCCTTTTAAGAAGTACACTAAATGCTTTTTGGGTGATTGAGATGAGCTTTGCCATGGGTTAGGTCCGGGGGTTGAGGAGATTGAGCATTCGGCGAGCGGCGTCACGGGACTCGTCGATGGTGCGTTGTTCTAGTTCGACGCCGTCCATAATGCGGGCCTTGTTGACCTCGTCAATAAGTTTCGGCAGATTCTGTTCGATGTACTCACGAGGAACAGAAACACCTTTTGACTTTCGTTGTTTTCCGCGCGTCAACATCGTACATCCCGGCACAAGAAAGTCAGGCTGTCCGAAGCGGGTTGCGGCCCACATACCGATGCGGAACATGTGGAGGTTTACGAGCCAGTCGTCGTGGATGTGCAACATCGGGACACCGATCTGACGACACAACCGGCGAAACGACTTTGGGCTCATTTGCATCTCGTCGCAGAACCGAGACTCGTGGACCCAGCGGAGCCCACCGCCGAGACTGAACGACATGCCGTCACGTTTCTTCGTAGCCATGATCAACGCACCAGTAACCCGAGACGCTCTAACGCGGCATCTTGACGAGCTCTCTGATTGAGGGCTTCCGATTGACCCATGATTCGTGCGGTTTCTTGCTCGTTTGGTTGGACCTTACGGTTGCCTACACGAGAGCCCTGTCCGAATGGTGGACTCGGTTGCTGTGGAGGAGCAACTTGCGGTTCTGGTGCCGCATCGGGAGTTGAACGAAGTGGGAACCGAGTGTTCGGGCCTGGGATACGCATCAACGCTTCAAAGAACGAAGAAGGGGGCACAGGAGACGACGCCAAGTTTCCGACTGGGCCTCTCGCCAAATTGGAGAGTTGACCTGTGGGGGTTGCTTGGACTGCCTGCTGAATGGCGGCTGGTGTCGGCGGCTTCGGGAATGCACCCTTTGCTTCAAAGAACCCTTGAATCTTTGCGCGTTCTTCTGGCGGCAAGTTCTGGGTTAGGTTGTTCAAAGTGGCTTGAAGCCGCTGTCCGTAATCAGACATGTTGTTGCGGGCTGCCATCGTGTTGGGAAGACCCGCTTGCCCGATGAACGCATTGATGACACGCTGTTGAGCTTCGTCAATGAACTTCTGATTTTCTGCGGGCTTGCCACGGAAGTAGCCGACTGGGTAACCGCCAGGGGTGTAGAAGTTGACAAGTTCCGCAAGTGCTTGTCGTGTCCGCGAAAGATCATCTGTTTGGTTCGGCATCAACGACGCGATCATGTCCTGCTCAAACGAAGCAGGCAGCGGTCGAGCAGCCGACGAAAGATCCGAAGGTGGCCCGTATAGGTCGGCTGGATTCGGAACATAATCGTAACCAGTGGGGGGATTGACAGGTTCAACAGGTTGGGTAGACTGTGGCACAGTCGTCGGAATCACAGAAGTAGAAGTATCAGGGCCACCAGTAGCAGTAGGAATTGCAGTATTCCCAGTAGCAGGCGCAGGAGCCGTAGGCGCAGCAGACGCGGCTGCAGCCATTCGTTCAAGGGCTGCTCGTGCTCTGATGTCTTCGACCGATGTGTATGAGTCATTGAATGCGTCAGCCTTTCGCTGTGCGATCTTTGATTGCAGACGACTCTTGCGTTCCGCTTTTGCAGCTTCTTGTGCTGCACGTTTCGCGGGAATCTCAGCCTTTGTTTTGGCTTTGCGTTCACGGGCTCCGATGCCCCCGAGTCGGTTTTCGTAGCGTTCGTAAATGCGCTTCAATGTCAACGGGTCATAATCACGACCCGATTGCAGAAGTGCTGCGAGTTCTGCGTCCCGATGAAACTTTGCGGCATCTCGCATGCGCTCGAACTCAGAACCCTCGAACGTTGGCGCAGTCGGTTGCGCCGGTTGTTGTTTCGGTTGAGGTTGTGGCGTTGGGGTCTTCTGTGTAGGAGGCCCCCCACTGGTCAATGGGGCTGCGGAAGCTGCGGCTTGCTGTTGTGCCTGTAGGAGTGGAAGGAACGCCAATGGGTTCGAGAGGGACCGCATCAGGTTCATAGAGAGAGTGTTGGTTGGCAAGCTCGACATAAGGACTCCTGTCCAGAAGGATAATCAGATGACGCTAGGTACACAACAAAACCCGTTGCGAACTGTTGAGCCGATGAAGTTGGCTCGGGCCATGCTGAATGTGTGCTTTGAGGACGGCATGGGTTTGAAGGAAGTGCAGGGTCGGTTGTTTGAGTGGTACGGGGGGAAGTGGGTACAGAGGGATCTGCAGTGGCTGGAAGATGCTGTGTGGCGCTGGGCCGAGGATCTCCATGTGAGTGATGATCCCAATGGGCTGGTGGTTGAACGGTACGGGCCCACCGAGTTCAAAGTGTCAGGGATTGTGAGAGCGTTACAAGCGTTGTGTCGTGTGGCAGCAACGGAAGTTCCGCAATGGTTGTGTCCGGACAACAGGGATCAATTGAATGACCCGATGTGCGCGATTGCGTTCCGAGATGTCATCGTGGATGTGTCGTTGAGCGCGGAAGGTGATGCGCTGTACTGTGTGCCGAGAGGACCGGAGTGGTTCGATCCGTGCGTGGTCGATGTGGATCTGGATGTTGATGCTGAGTGCCCGAGGTGGATGCAGTGTTTGGAAGAGTGGAGCGGCGGGGACGAAGTGTGGAAAGAGTTGCTGCAGCGGTGGATGGGGTATTCGATGATGGGCCACCGGCGATACGCGAAGTGGATGTTGTTTCACGGGAAGATTCGGGCCGGTAAGGGAACGATCAGCACGGTGATGCGGTGGTTGGTGGGGGGGACGGGGTTCGTGGGTACGAGTTTGGATGAGATCGCGGGCAGCTTTGGGTTGGACGGGCTGGAGTTCGCGAGGGTGCTGTGCATTTCGGAGGTCAGCGAGTTGGATTCACGGGAAGGGGAGGTTGCGGTTCGGGTTCTGAAGAACGTGCTCGGAAGGGATCCGATCAGCATCAATGCGAAGTACAAGCGGCAGATGCGGAACGTGGTGGTCGCGGCGGCGCCGTGGGTACAGGCCAATGAGATCCCGCAGTTGCCGAACAAGGGCCGTGGGTTGAGTGGGAAGATGCTGGTGCTGCCGTTCGAGAGGAGCTTCGAGGGCAAGGAACAACACAACCTGATGGACGTGTTGAGGGAAGAGTTGCCGGGGATCGCGGTTTGGGCGCTTAGGGGTGCGATCAAGTTGGAGTCTGCGGAGGATGCAGAGAAGTTTCCCCCCACTGATGGCGGGCTCAGGGTGGTGAAGGATTATCATCTGGCCAATAACCCGTTCGACTACTTTTTGGAGGCTCGGTTCGTCAAGAACAAGGGCGGGTTTGTGGCGAATGAGCTGGTGCGGCGGGAATGGAAGGACTGGTGTAAGTCCAATAACGTGAAGATGCACGTGGCTGACAATCAACTGCTGATTAAAATCGTGGCGGAAAGTAGCTGGGATCTCAGCAGGATCAGGAAAGGTGCTGAAGGTACGCGCGTGTTAGGGGGCCTTTCGCTGAAGAAGGACCATGATGATGATTTGGGCTGACGACTGATCGCCCTGACAGCTTTTCCTCACAACTATTCTCCTTATATATTTCTCTACCTATACTTTCTCTCTTTCTCTTGTCAGTTTGTCAGGAGGAAGAAAAGAGAGAGAGAAAGGGGATTCCCGGGGCCGTGAAGGGTGGTTATCCGGGACCTGGGGTTGGCAGTGGACCTGCGGTAGGTTGGCAGTAAAAAATCCCCAGACAAAAAGGGGCTTTCCCCCGCTGATCGACGCGCGCGCGAGGGGGCTGACGGGGGTAGCGGTTTGTTACCGGACCGCGGCCAACCGAACGGAAACCGAACGGAACTGGCCGACTATGCTGTTTGCGGAGATCGGGCGGGTCGCGTAAGTGCCGGAGTGGCAAGGGTTTACGCGCGATTTCGGCCCCTTCCCCCTTTGCCGTAAGCGCAAGAGCGACGGGCTTCGCTGTGAAGCCTGAAGT